TAAAAATTCTTCTCCAACTTCTAGTAACTTATCAATTTGGGATGTGTCTTTTCCTGCGTCTTCGTATTCTAAGCGTTTTTTGATTAACTCTGCCCAAATACCTTTTGTATTTTTATAAACTTTATCTTGGGTATCTCCGCCCTTTTTGGCTGCTTTGGAAAGTTTATCACCGACAGAAGAAGCATAATCTAAAGATGCTTGTTCTGCTTCTTTAGCTGCGTCAGAGCCTTTTGTGTACATTTCAATAAGGATCTTTTTCGTATCTCGTGTAGACTTTTGTAAATCAGACAGTTCTTGCCTCATTTCTTTGCTGACTTCTATTCCCTCACGATCATAGCGAGCAATTTTTTCTTTTAACTCTAATTCCTTTTTCTTTTCGGCATTAAACTCTTTTTGTAATGCACCTCTGGTTTTAGCCATTATTTATTATCCCATTGCGTCCAAAATGTTCATTAAATCTTCGCGATCTTTTTCTGGCATTGCTCGTAACCTTTTTTCAAATTTACTTTTTAATCTTTCTGAATCTTTTACGTAATCATCTAATGCTTGTTTTGCTTTCTTTTTACCTTTAAGCATATTTGATACTTTTGCAATTCCTACTCCCGCAGCTAAGCCACCTAAGAGATGAGAAAATTTTTGTATAAAGTCTTCGTGTAGTCGTTTTTTATCTGACATGACAAACTCCAAGTTTGGTTCTATATATTATAATTATTGATTAATGTAGTTTATCTCTTACGTTTTGCCTTTTCTATTTCATCACTTTCTTTTTTCTTTTGTTCAGATAGTTTGTTTAGATAAAATTTTCGCAGAGTTATAGGCATGTCGTAGACAGATGAGAAGGTAAAAGCACCTTCTGAAAAATAAGATAGATCGAATATTTCTTGGTGGACCCGGGGCCGATATTCTGGGGCTACCGGGAAGGCCAGAAGAAATTTGTCTGTATAGGTAAAGTCATATCTGAATTCGTTGTGCAATTGGGGCAAACATACTCAATGTCAAAACTCAAATCGGGCATAGAATCCATATAATGTGTTCTAAATGCTCTTGAATCTTGTGCAAAAAATTCGTTATTAATAAATTTAGTAATATTTTCTCTAGTATCGTCTCCATCTATAGCAACTATTTGATAACGTAATCGTGTAGTTATTTCGCTTGATTTCCCTTTGGATACTTTGGCGATTCTATCTATTTCTAAATTAATAGCAGATTCATCTTTTTGAGTTAAATATCTATAAGTTATTTCTCGTTTTGAAACTGGAAGCTTAAATGTATATTCATTTTTTCTATTATAAAATTTATCGTCAATTTTCTTATCTTCTAAAGTTGTTAAGTCGAATTTGGTTTCCTTTTCCACATTAGCACATATTGGACATGTTACGTCTGCTTTATAGTCTTTTCCGTATCCTAAAATTCTAGTAGCTACCATTATGGCATTTTTATCTCCTAGAAATAAGTCATCGTATTTAACTTCTTTTGGTATTACTGATTTCAGTAGTTCGTCTATTACTACACCTTTTTGAATGAGATTGGTAGACGTCAATATGTCTTCTTCCCTAGCAGTCATATACTTAATGGCTATCTTACCATCACTCAAAGGGTGATCCTTTGGATATAATAGACCTTTGCTAGGGAGATCCACGACTTCGTGTGGAAACTTAGCTTGATCTGACATTATAACTCCGTATTGTTATTTAATTATATATACTCCGTACAAAACATAAAACACTAAAAAACTTAACCTATTTAAGAATGCCACAACTTAAAGGTTAAGACAGATTAGAATTGTAATACTGCGTAGTCGTATCTTAGTGTTACTGTGACTTCAACTGGATCTGATGTTGCCCAATCTAAATCACCAAAGGCAGCTGTTGTTATAAACGCACCAACTAATTGCCATTCTTCTATTACGTCGCCAACTGGACCAAGAAGATTAAATGTTATGTTTTTCTTGTAAAAATCTGAGTAACCATCTCTTCCTGTAACGGACTCATGAGACAATCTTACCCATTCCATTACTGCTTGAGCAGCGGAAGGAACAACAGGATCATATAATGTTATGTCTATTGTACTCCACTCCCCTTTACCTTTCACGTAACGCTTAACGTTAATATGATCTAAGGTAACTTCCTCGAACTCTATTGTTGGACGAGAAGCAGCTTTGATTGTGTATGCAGGTATTCCTTCGATATACATGATAAATCTATTTTGAGTTTTTGGCTCAAATTGTGTGAACATTATATCGTTCGGATCAATCAGCTGTGGCATTTTATTTCTCCTAAAAGCTTTGTAAGCAAAATTATTCTTATCGAATATAAATATCAATAAAGAGAGAAAAATGTCTATTAAATAAAAAAGCCCAGATGTTTAGTCTGGGCTTTTATTATTTTGTACGTATTGGATTAGCTTGGAAAGCTTGCTCCAGTAGGTTGTACAACGAAATCGAGTACGATAAACTCAACAGCTCTTGCAGGCTGTATGAATATCTGTCCGACCAATTGGTTTCTATCGATTACATCTGGAGTGTTATTGGAATCATCCATTACTACTCTAAATGCAGTCAAACCTTGATTGGATTGTACTGATTCTAAATAAGGGTTAACTATATTTAAGAAACGATTTCTTGTAGCTACTGTATTGTTCTCGAATACTAAGTAACGAGATGAGCTAGCAATAAATTTCTTAAGTCTAATTAACAACCTACGCACATTAATCCTGTCTAAAGCAGAAGGTTTTGCTTGAAGTGTTTTCTGACCAAAAACAACCACACCTTGTCCAGGAAAAGAAGCAATAGGATTAATTCTATCTTCATAAAGAAGATCGCGTTCTGCGTGAGTTAATCTTGTTTTTGCTTCTAATACGTTAGTTAATCCACCACGATTCAATCCAGCAGGTGCAAACCATTCGTGTGCTACTCTATCATTTTGGGATATTACACCTGGTATTACTACTGAAGGTGGAACCCAAACTGGCAAGTTAATACTATCATCTAGTACCTTTACCCATGGATAATAAGCAGCTGCATAGTTTGTATCTAATGAAGATACTGCTGCAGTTGTTGAATTAATATTATCTGCCCAAGCAGAAGGATCAAATATAAAGAATGCATCACCTCTTGCTTCAGTCATACTAATACCGTGATTGATTGGATTTGGATGCAATGTGTAAACCAAACCTGGAGTAGATACTAAATTAATATCAAACTCGTCTTGGTTACTTACTGCATTTAATGCTCTTTTATAAGCAACTGAACCACTTGCTGTTGAAGTAGAACAATCAAATCCCTGTGTGTTTGTAGCTTGTATGTCATTTCCAGTTTTCTTCTCTACAGCTGGATTAGCACCATCAAAACCACCTTGGAAAGGCACAGCAAATTTTCTCTGAGCAACAGCACTAAGTGCTAATGTTACCTTTTCGGTATTGTCAGAAAATGTTGTACTTCCACCAAAATCATTTGCGGTTGCTAAAGCTGAACCATTCATGTCATCTAAACTAAAAGTTACATTAGCTCCAGCTACTGCTGTTGTATCTAATGGTGAAAGATATTGGCGATTGTCTTGATCACTAAAATCGTATCCATAGAATATGCTACTATCGTAATTTCCAGTTGTACTATCTGTCTGCGTAGCTACAAAACTAGCAGTTGGAATAGAACTTACTGAAGATGAAACTGGTGCAACTACTGGCGCGTGTCCAAAAGGAACTAAATCTACTGGCATAGCTCCCTTTTTAACTTGATCATAGCTATCAATGTATATGTATTTTGACATATTTGGCCAATCACCGTTATAGGTTAATTTACCATCTGTATCGATAGTTACATATCTATCACCAATTTTTCTAGCAATGAAATTTGTAGATTTTGGATCCAAGTTAAGGTTGTCGTGTTGTTCAACAATTACATCATCGCTTTGCTTAAATGTTTGTTGATCAATTTCTCTAACTTGTATAGAAAATGAACCATAATCAGAACCAGCAACACTACCTGCTGATTTAATGTTTAATATACCAACTTTGTACTTACCCTGGGTATCAACTTCACCGTGTGATCTCAACTTAATCTTAAAAAGATTCGTGGTTGCACCAGCTAATTTTTGTGAAGTGATATATGGAGTGTTTGCGCTTTGATAATCTTGAGCTAATGATATAGCTGATATGTTAGCACCTGCCAATGCACTTCCACTTCCATGGGCTGTTAAAGCCGATTTAAATACTTTATACAAGTAGAATGGAGTATTAACACCATTAGCTTTAGTAGCCATTGGGTTTTTACTAAATACTTTTTCCACGTACTTGTCACTTGTAGGATCTAAGGATGCTGAATGTGAAAATGATCCGGTTTTAACATTAAGAGCACTTAAAGTACCAGCTACAGTCGCAGATGCAAAAGTTGCGTCTGGTTCTGAAGCATTTGGAGCCAACACTGCTAGCGTTTGAAAATTTGCTGTTCCATTAGTATGCGCTTTTAATTCTAATAAACCTGATGAATATCCACCAATCCCAAGAACCCTTACTATTGTTACCGTTCCAGCACTTCTTAAGTACTCTCTAACGGTAAATGGGACATATAAATCAGGATCTAAGCCTCCAAACATTTCTGTAAATTCAGTAAAATTACGTACTACAGTTGGAACAAATGCTGGACCTTTTTTAGTCGGTCCTATTACAGCTGCACCAATTTCAGCAATTCCCTGAGGTAGAAATGAAAGGTCTTTTTCCCTGGTAAATACACCCGGTGAGACGATTCGCTCTGCCATTTAAGTTCTCCGGTTATTTTTGCAAAAACAATAAAAACTTCGTAGTTTTTCTAACTTTAAATATACTTATAAAGTTTGAAAACTCAGTTTTATATTTTATGCTTCTGCTTCTTGAGGGGCTTCTTCAGCTTGAGGCTGTGGAGTGAATACTCCAGTCTCTGGATTTAAAGATCCTGGACCGTACTTCTCATTAAGATCTCCGGCCAACTTGTTTTCTTTATCATTAAGTTCTGTAAGCTCTGTCATTAGAGTTTCTTCTAGTTCAACTAATCTATCTGAATTTCTATCATGTGCAATTTGTTGCATTTTCAAACCACCCATTTTGACTTGCATTTCTTGATAATTAGTTTGTACTTCCTGAAGAGACTTTAACTCATCTTCTGAAAACTTAATTTCTTTACTATCTGCCATATTAAGACTCCTTAAAACAGTTTTTGTGTTTGTAACATAATTCTATTATATATATCATGTATATTAGTGAAAATTCAATTTTTTTACAATTATTGTTATTTTACCAAGGTCTTCCAGAAAGTATTGGAGGATCAACTTGTTGTGCTATACTATCACTCACATGCTTCACACAACTAGCTGTATGCTCATTCCAAAGAGAAGCAGTATAAGCACCTTCGCCAGACGAATGAGATATAAAAGCATTTGCTGTCCAAGTTTTAACATTTGCTTCTGTAACAGTATCATAAGCTTTAAAGGAACCACTGCTAACTGGGAATAGCTCAACACTATTCGCGTAATAACCATAATAGGTACTTCCTGAATCTGCTCCTGTTCCTGATCCACTATCTTCAAATTGATAGTTTACAGATGTGATAACATTATTTAGCGATCCACTAGTTTTTTGATATACTACATCTAAAATTTTGAATTCCATTTTTAACTCCTATATTGTATATAAATATGCTTAAATTTCAATTACTTTGTATTTTCTTCCACTACTATCTGAACCTGAAAGCTGCATCATTTTCCAATATGCATCAGGCTCATTGTCATACTCCCAAACTTGGTCTGCAGATCCAGACAATTTAGCCACGTAAACTGGTCTAGTGGCCCACGCAGGATCACTAGATGAAGAAGGCGCAGCATATAGTTGTTTAACTACTCTAAATTTACCCAAAATTACTCCCCGATATTGTTGCCTTTAACTGATTTAAATCGGTACTGCCAGTTATAGACGCTCTTAAAAATTTAACTTCATTTGTTAATTCCTGTACAGCTTTTATTAATGGTGCTACAAATTCATTGTATCTTAACCCTAAATTTTCTTCTCCAGATTTTGTAAAGTCTGCAAGATCTACTTCGTTATTGGCAAGTATGCCCTTTTTGTCGAGTGTAACGCTTCCACTTGTGTACATCTCTGATCTTATATAACCAGCAAAATCATCTGTGTGTATAGAAGAACTAACTAATGACTCAGAAACTTCTTGTGCTATCAATCCGTAGTGTGTTCTACTTCCAGATT